TAGGTTATCGGACCCTACCTTCGTTATAGGCTGAGATGATGTCATCTTGTAATGCCATATAACGCTCAGGGTCAGTCATTTGGAGCCGAATAAGATCTGCTCGACGATAAATTTTCTTGCTCGTTTCACCAGTAGCGCCATCAACTGCCACAGTAGCTGCTTTAAGTGTTTGACTGCGTTGTTCCTGAAGCTGTTGTGCTGCTTGCTGTACAGTTTCCTGTTTAGCTTTCTTCAATGCTTTGAAGTTAGACAACAACTCATTAGCGGAGTCAAAATCAAACTGCTTATCTGCTGCTACATACAATCGTTGACGTACAGGTGACTCATTAATCCATCCAGCAAACTCAGGATCAGCAATGACCTGTGTGTAATCTGGATGAGTTTGAGCTAGCCTGTTTGCTGTTTGCATCCTAGCCATTTGGGCTGCAGCTTGTTGTGCTTGCACCACTGCTGGATGGGTTTCAACAGCTTTATTTACTGCCTTAACAGGATCGGCAAAGAAGTCTGTATCATCTTCGACGGCTTTAACAGGTCTGTCCTGCGGTGTGATTTGTCTCTTGATGAGTTCATCAGCAAGTTTCCGTACTTCACCTACTTCCTGTGCTTGACGACCAATAAGCTTTTCAGCCTCTTGATGCATCCTTATGATATCGTCTAACGATTTACCCTTATACTTGTCAGGGATCGCAGGCTCTTCAGGTTTCGGAGCTTCTACGGTTTCTTTAACCGCTTCAGCTTGGAATTCATCCTGTACTTCATCATCAATAGAATCTACGAATTCAGCCATCTGCTTCTCCTAGTCGGGATATACCCAATTGTTAGGAATTAAAAAGGAATCTAAGTTATCCCTCGTAATAGGACTTAGACTTTGCTACATTTGCCGCTTGTTCGTGAACCGTAGCCCATCGATCAGAGGCAGTTGGGAAAGCACCAGTGATGCCTTCCAGTTTGCTTCTAGGTGCTGCTAATCTCCTAAAAGCTAGTAAATCGCATTGTGGGCATTGAACTGCACCAACCGTGTGATCAACTAAGTGTTCACTAATGTGGTGGTTCTCGCACTCAAAATCATTCAGTATCCTCATTGACTAAATCCTCGTAGGCTTTTTCCCAAACTTCTTTCATTGTTAGGAGCCAATCTAAAGCTTTTAGTTGACCTTTTCGTTCTTGTAGTTCATCACCATTTGAAATGGTTGTTATGTCTGCTACTGCTTCTCTGTACTCTTTAGCATCTTCTATCAGAGTTCTCCATCCTGGGTGACTCATCAAGTCAAATCGTTCTTCATAGTACTGAGTTAGTTTAAATACATCCATGTTGTAATTTTACCACACTTTTTATGTTTTGTCAAGTCAATTCATTGCATCTTGTTTACTTTGTTCACGAACAATACTTACTTTAGAATCAATGTCCTTCTCTTTCAGCATCAGTTCAGCGATCTTTACACGTCTTTCAAACTCTCTATTGGGGTCATCAATGTTGGTAGAAGCAGCCTGAACAATGTCTACACGTAGCTTTTCAGGCATCAATTGAGCCTCTACAGCAGCCTTTTGAGCCTCTGCAGTGGCTTTCTGTGCTCTAGCTTGCTTTTCCTGTACGGTAGCTTGTGCATCCGCTAATTGAAGCTGTGTAGCCTGTTGTTGAGCTTGTTGTTGCTCAGGATTTAGCTGTGTTAGCTGCTGAAGTTGAGCTAACAAGGACTCTTTGTTCGGTAATGACGAGTATTCAACAATACCTTGAAGCAACATAGGCACAATAGGACTGTTTGGCCCTAAAGTAGACATCATTGCCATCATTTGAGCCTGTTCAAACTCCCTAGCAACCATACCAAGGGTACCAGTAGGTACAAATTCGAAGTCTTTTACAGGATAACGTTCTGGTGCAAACTGCATATACCGCCATGCAGCCTTCTGAACGAACGGAATAAGGAAATCTTCTTGGAAATTGACTAAGGAACGCTTATTCTTCTTGATGATACCGCTAACAGCCATTGCTAACCCTGCTGCTGCAGCGTCACCACCACTGACTTGAGCAGGTAAATTAGCTGTATCCAGCGTACCTGTAGCCTGTAGCATCATTCTTTCAAAGATTTGAGCTGTTTCGATGTTTGATTTGTCCGTAACACCAAACTTGAATGGTTGTAAGATCTCTGATGGGTTACCATTGACCAAAATATTCTTACCTGGACGGATCTCAAACTTCTGTCCACGAGGTAATCTAGAGGCATCAATAGCCATCATAGGAGCTGCTGTAAGCCCTAAAGAGTCAACATGGCTACGAATCTGTGCATCCACAGCCTTTTGCATGTTGTAGGCCTTCTCAGCCGTTCCACGACCCCAGAAACGACCAGGAACACTGTCAGCTTGGTAAGCAACAACAGGTCTGTCTTGCATCATGAAGGGGTTTTCTTCAGCTTTAAGTAGTGCTTCGCCATTAGCAATGACGATCAAAGCCTCTACCATCTCTGAATACAGCTCATCATTGTCTACTGTACTATCGTCAGGATCTACTAATAGCTTTTTAGGTACTAAACCATAGTAGCGAAGAAGTAATACTTTATCTTGTTGATAGTATGTTAGATCCTGATTAGCTTCTAGGTCAGTGTCTAATGCAGCATCACCGATGGCTATCTTCTTATAAACACCATCTTCCATGCCTTTAATGACTGCATGTCTACCTACATACTCTTCAACAGCACAACCCATTGCATCATCAATGGTTGTTGCGTTAGGATCAATTAAGAAGTTCCTAGGATTGATAGGTTTTAAGTCTACCGATACACGATACGATGTATTCACACCAATCATAGCCAATCCAGGCTGTGCTGTAGGCTGTGTTGCTGGTGCTAGATTCTTTTTCTGTTTAACAATGATCTCAGCGATACCAGTGCCATAGATCTCAGCTAAGGTCATTGTTTGACCAATATTCTTACGTACTTTGTCTTTCTTAAAGTCTTCGGACAATAAACCTCTCATCTTCTCAATGTCAGTCTTGTCCGCATCCATAACATCATCACTGATGTCAAAAAAGATTCCTTTAGCGAACACAGCTTCTTCAAGATCAGCTTGTTTGTTATCCACTGCTTGCTGCAGTGCAGGGCTAATTAGCTTTGAACGCTCAGTACCTCTAGTCTTATCCTCATCAGCCCATAGACCACGCCAGAGACGTTCATACTCGTCCCAACGCTCCATGTAGTTTTCATCCCTATAGTTTCGCCAATCATTGCAGCGATCCATAACAAATGCTACAAGAGCATTCTGAGGAGTGATTTCGGATTCAAATTTCATTGTCACCAACCTATCGTAGTGTCTAGGACTTCATACTCTTCTTCATCCAGATTCTGATTCCAATCTGCTACTTGAATCTGGTCTATGTAGCTCACTGCATCAATCAAATCATCGTGTGTCTTACTATCAGGGAACTGCATCAATTGATCAATGAACTTGTTATTCCAATCAGCTTCATTCAACACAATCCTACCGTGTTCAAAGCGTCCTTGTAATGACCAAACAATCCTATCTACTTTCTTCTTATTACCGTGTGTTAGTTCTTCAACTCTAGGATAGAAGTTTAATCTTCTCATCAGATCATTCATATAAGGCATCACTGCATTCTTCAGTGCACCTTTCTCAATACCAACAGCATTGACTCTGTAGTCTTTAGCAGCCTTTAGAATCCTTACTGCTGTTTCTCGGACATCCCACCTACCATACTGTATGTCAGCAACCCACCAACCTTTAGTGTTGACCTTAACAATAGCTATCGCTGTTTCATCCAGTTTAGAGTTCTTCGTCTTATTCGTCTGAGATGAATCCGTAAAACCACATAGATCCACCGCAATAAAGTAGTTACCGTCTTCAGGCTCTTCGTCACTAATCTTGATCCACTCATCTTTAAAGATCTCCGACTGTGCTGCTTCAAAGGAAGCCATGAATTCTTGTCTGAATGCAAAGCTAGACATTGATCCTCTAGCTGCTTCAATCTCTTCAGGATCTAACAATGGATTATCAAAGCTAGTAAAGTGCCATGCTTTGTAATCTTTATCCTTACCACTATCACCTAGCCTGTACAGTTCATAGAAATGGTTTCTACCCATTGGGGTGCCAATGAACATGGCTCTACCCTTCTGATCCGCTAAAGCAGGTCTTAGTATCTGTTCGAACACCTGTGGCTTCATGTCTGCGTACTCATCCATTACTAAGTACTTCAAACTAACACCACGCATAGTCTCTGGTCTATCAGCACCCTTTAGCGATATCATTGCTCCATTCACTAAAGTAATCTGCATGTTATTGACATGACTGCCTTTAATGACTGTATGGCCTAGCTCTAACAGCGTAGTCCACATAATATCTCTAGCTTGTCCCTGCGTAGGTGCTACATACCAGACATGACCTTTCTCAGTCTGTAGTGCCTCTATGATCAGTGTCCAAGCTGCTAATCTAGATTTACCTGTTCGTCTACCAGCAGCGATGATCTTAAACCTTGCTGGATCTTTAAAGACATCTTGTTGCCAAGGAAGAAGTTTAACCTGCAGATCCATCATCTTCCTCGTAATCAATCAATGTTGTTTCTACGTCAACAGGTTCATGCTCAATCATCTCTACTGGATTCTCATTCACTCCAGTAATATTGATGGTAATGGCTCTAGAGCCTCCAGCAACACCTTTATCCTCAAAGTAAGATACTGGTAACATCCTATCAACACACAGCTTCAGCGCTGCCATCTGATCCTTATCATCATCATTCAATGCCTTATGCACTATCTTCCTGATGATAGCCTGTGAGTGTGTCAGCAACAGCGAAGCAGTTAGTTCTTTAATCCTTGCTGCTTCACCAGGAGGTCTACCTCTTTTACCTCTCTTAATGTACTTCTTGACTTCTTCCTTCTTTGGACGTCCTCTTTTTCTCTTTTTGACAGTCACTTTCTTTTCTTCATTGACTGCCACGACATCCTGGCTGACCGATGAAGGTAGCGAACAAGACTCAGAGATTACTTCAGTTTTAATTTCGGACATCACTACCTCTATATAGTTTCTCTGCCGGAAGGCAGGACTGTAGGGTGTATATAATTCTATCTACAATGTAGTGTATGACGATTAGTTATAAGTCTATTACTGAATGGTTCTTATACAATGTTTTGTTCATAGCCTACATAGAAGGGTATATTATAGCATATTTTTTTAAGTTTGTCAAGTTACTTCTTTTTATTCAGTGCAGATCAGTGCTGTAATCAGTGCAGACTACATGCAAGAATCATGCCAACATAGGCTATGGCGGGACTCCATTAACATGGTGTCATAGGCTCCGCAGAGGCTTTATTTATAAGCTATTGATTCTTAAGAGATTTCTTAATAGTAATGAATTATCATTAGCATTGTCTATTTTGCTCTTTTTTGTGTCTAAGTAGTACCACAATATTTACACTACAACACAGACCCCTCCCCCTATGTCGTATACTGTATACAGAATACAATAGAGATTGTCGCTAGGATGACAATTCAATATACAAAGTCATAGATTGTCACTACGACGACAATACATTATATGAAATCATAGATTGTCGTTAGGATGACAATTGAGTCTGTGCAGACTGTGCAGGCACAAGAGTGTATCGATGGAGCACCACATAGGGATACTTTATTGACCACATAGATACACCTTATCATTGTCTAAGACTGTGCAGACTGTGCAGATGTTCCACGTGAAACAATAACCTAAACTGTTGTATTCGAACAACACTACCGTTCATTCTGGATTGTCTGCCGTTCGTCGGATACACTGCAAAGCCAATTGACAATGTAAAAACACTTGTTTAGTATTAACACATCGAAACAAACAAACCGGAGAAACAAAATGTGGTGGACTGAATCACTAGGCCGTATTGAGCTTAAAATGACCCTAAAACAAGCTCAGATGTGCTCGCATCCTGGCCAGTGCGATGCTGATGTATTGTCGCTGTCTCAAGAGCCGAAGATTGCTAATCAGTTAAAGAAATTGGATCCAAAGGTTGTTTCACAGTGTTTGAAAGAGTACGGTGCTTGGAATGATGAAGATTTGTCCGATCATGGGCAAAACCTTCAGCGCCTTTTGTGGATCGCTGCGTGTGATATTTCCGAGTCTAATTAACCAAGGTCGAAACCCTGCCAAGTGTGGGGTCTATAGTTTAAGACTATACTGATGAGACCCACTAACCTTTGCGGATAGAACCATGCTCAAGCTTTCGATTACATCTAAACTAGACGGTATACGGTCTTGGAGTCTACAAGCTTTGGATACTTGCCCAGGATCTGTGGGCGATAATGGCAAACTAGTAGACGCATGCGATGGATGCTACGCTACGCAAGGCAATTATCGTTATCCTAACGTAAAGGCCCCACGTGAGCATAACAAACAAGACTGGCAGCGTGATGATTGGGTTGATGACATGGTACAGGCCTTAGACTCGGATAGATATTTCCGCTGGTTTGATAGTGGCGATATGTACACAATCAAGCTAGCCGAAAAGATGTTCGAAGTTATGAAACGCACACCATGGGTCAAACACTGGTTACCGACTAGAATGCACAAGTTTCCTAAGTATCAATCGATCTTAGAACAAATGGATGCATTGCCGAATGTGGTTGTTCGTAGGTCATCAGATTCCGTTATCGGCGAAGTACTTGATGCACCATGGTCCAGCACTATTGCAGAATCCTACAATGATGATAGCATCAGTGTCTGCCCAGCGTATCAGCAAGGCGGAAAGTGTAAAGGGTGTCGCAAGTGCTGGGACAAATCAATACCAGTTATTGGTTATGCTGCTCATGGTCAAAAGATGTCAAAAGTTATTAGACTAAAACTTGCAAAGGCTTAATTATGAAAGTTTCATACACAAATAGATCTTGGGAAGAAAGATTGACAATCATGAAACAAATCGAAGCCTGTGATTCATGGCTTGCCGTTGGGCATGTTGGCACTGGCTTTAAGGTAGCTGTTGGCAGAGGCAAGTTTGGAGAATTATGCGAAGCTATGAAACAGGAAGGCTTTGAGTGCTCAGACCTTTACACGTTCCCACTTGGCACTGATAAACCTCCCGAACACTTGAGACATGACAACAAAGGCTTTGAGCGTTGCTGCTGGCTCTATGCCACATTTAAACTAGCGGAATAATCTTAAGCATGTCAAAGTCTAATGATGCTATCTTAGTCTTAGGTGGTGCACTGTTTGGTGCACTGTATGCTGCAATGATTTTCTTATCACTATAGGGGTTTAACATGAAACAAGTGTTTTTTGCTTTCCTTCCGACAAATTATGAGCGCCCTGGTGGCGTTTGGTGGTATAGAGCATTTGCTAATCGTTACGAAATGGACGAGTTCATTGAATCAATCCGCAGCTGTGCAACTGCTATCAGGATTTCTAATCGATTTGTAGTTCAAGATCCAGATAACATTAAACCACCAGAAGATGCTGCCGTTATAAAGTGAGGCTATCATGGAATTTAAGATTGTCGGTTACTTGTTGACTTATCGTTACCCTGAGTATTCAGGTTTAACCCACCTAGATCGCTTTGATACACTGGCGAAGGCAGAAGAGTATGCTGAGACTTCAGAATTGACAGAATACGTTATCAACCCCATTGTTGACTTATCAGGGGATTAGACCATGACAACCATACTGAAGAAGTCTGAAATACTCTATGATTGTACTAAGAGAGAATTAGACTATGCTGTTGCCTCTGTAAAGTTCCCAGAGGTCTATGATGAAATTGTTCGATTCTTATCTGAGGGCGGTTTCAATAACCTATCTGATGCTGAATTAGCAGAACACTATAGGGAAACCTTTACAGACTTAGACACTATAGAATTCAGAAAGCAATATAGGATTACCAAATGAGCTTAACATTCAACGGTCAACCATGTGAGATCGTCCAAGGTCCTGATGCTGATGGTCAGGTGTGCATACGCTATGCTGGCGATCATCGATGGCCTTTTCCGTCCTATACCTGGGTTAGCCCTAAAGCACTGAAGAAAACCACGGAGAAGCAAAAGCAATTAGAGGCTCTACAAGGCATCGAAGAGGCTCTAATGTAGGGTGATAGTACCAAGACTGTTTTAATCGCTTGTAGGCCTGTTTTAATCGATTCTAGAGGGTATTTTATGACTAAAGAGACAGTACAGATAATGTTAGCCTTGATTGAGGCGATGATTGACTCCAGCGTAGCAGCATCATGGGGTCAGTGGGAGGAAGTAGAGCATGCTGAGGATGTTAAGGAAGACCTATACCCTAAACTGATGGCTTTGTTGGATAGAATGGAGGATGATGGAAAATGAGATGTTTATCCTGCAATGAAGTGCTTAGCGACTATGAAGCCTCTAGGCGTAGTGTTCGAACAAGACAATACTTAGACTTATGCAATGATTGTTTTAAGTATGTCCGAGATGATATCTGCGCTGTAGGCAATGTCAGACTGATCAATGAAGGAGATGATGACATTGTAAGCAAACGTAACAGCACTGATGAATGACTTGACAACTTTGTTTTTCTCTGATACCCTAAATCTATATAGGCTATGTAGGCTACTTAGGCTATGTACTAAGTATATACTATGTATAATATTTAATATATACTTAGTACTTAGACTATTTAGCCTATGTACAGTATGGCTTAACATAAGGATTGTTCGAAATGTACCCTGATGATGAGTTTTTACCTGATGAAGCATTCGATGAGATCACTAAAGGTGAGTACGAAGACATGATGGAAGATCACAACATCAATGATGTGTTAAATCGCTTTGTTCGCTTATGTCAAGAGTATGGGTTTTACTTCATGATGCGTCAGTTAACTAAGGCTTTGAATGCTAAAGGGTTCAACGTATGAGAAAGCGTATACAGCCACGCAAGCGCAAGGTTAACCCATACGTAGCCTACCTAGAGAATCATGGCCGCCATGCCACCTTAGAACAGCTCCTAGAGGCATTCCCTAACAAGACATCTAAGCAGATCAGAGACTCTATGTCTAAGTTAGTTGATAACTACACTGTTGATAGGGATATTAGGAAGGATGATCATCAATACTTGATATCGTACTCACTAGGTGGATACAACACCAGGGACAACACTGGTATCTGTTGGCATAACCCTTTTAACTTGAGGTAACCATGAGCGGTGATCATAATCAGTATCAGAAGGATAAATCATATCTTGACTTTGAATGCCCTCGGTGTGGGCACTGCTGCTATGTTGATGACGACGACACATCGCAAGAACGTGTCGATGAAACAGCGAAATGTAAACATGAATGGGTTGGGCTGGCGGATAAGGAAAAGAGTGACCTGTGGTGCGAATCAACAGGACGAGATTGGGTGAATGAGGACACCCATGTGTTTGCTGACGCCATCGAAGCCAAACTGCGGGAGAAGAACACATGAGCAGAGAAGCTATGAAGCTGGCGCTTGATATGTTGAACGAGATTGCGGATGACGTGTATTGCGACCAAAAACTAGAAGGAGTCATCACCACCCTGCGCCAAGCGCTGGAGACAAATCAAGAACCGTTTGAGTATTGGAGCGTGGCTGATGGCTGGGTAAAGATCGACGAGTTGCGTGAGCATTTTGATTCGGTAGGTTGCGGCACGATTTACAAATCTGCTGGCGAAGGTCGATCACCTCTTTACACCGCACCACCAAAGCGTGAATGGCAGGGGCTGACGGATGAGGAGATTGATGACTTAAGTTATCTGTCCCAGAAAATCGACGAAGGTAATGCAGCATGGTTTGACCGCTGTGGTTTTGCTAGGGCCATTGAAGCCAAGCTAAAGGAGAAGAACAATGGCTGAAAACAAAACAGCAAAGACGCCAGCAGATGGTGGGGCAGCGTTTCCCGTTGCACATTCATACCTAATCCAACCAGGTATGTCCCTGCGTGATTACTTTGCAGGGCAGGCGATGAAAGCACTGGCTCGGCCTGGGAATTATTTTGATGCAACCGCGAGGCAGGCTTACATGATTGCAGACGCGATGCTGAAAGCGAGGGATCGATGAGCAGAAAAGCTATGCAGGTGGCGCTTGAGGCGCTGGAGAGTGATCCAATAAGTCATGCTGGGCTTGTGACCGTATTATCGCCAGGTAAAGGTACAGGCCTTAATTACGCCCGTGCTAGCCAAAAGACCGTAGTGTCGCCAGATGGAGGCACAGGTTTTATCGACGGTGTGTGGCATGGGCCTACGGCGTGGCAGTGTCAATGCGGTAAAGCGTATACGGTTACTTGTATTTCAAGCAAACCAGCTAAGCAGTGGGCTGGGCTGGCGGATGATGTTGTGTTTGAGCTAGCAGACACAAACCTTTATGAAGGCGGCAAGAATTTTGGTGTGCTGGCGTTTGCTAGATCCATTGAGCAAGCCTTAAAGGAGAAGAACAAGTGGTAAATATCGTAGCCCTGTTACGACTGAAAGAACCAAAATAAAGGAGAAAACCAGTGAACTACTTAGCCACGCATGTTGGCTGTGATGATTGTGGATCTAGTGATGCATTGTCCGTATCTGTTAATGACAAAGGAGAGACTTGGTCACACTGTTTTGCTTGTGGTACGAATACGAAAATGTCTGAACATGATGACAACTTCAGGCAAAAGCATACAAAGTCTGCTAAGGTGATTCCAATGCTAGATGGTAAGTATCAGTCTATACCGCTAAGAAACCTCTCCAGAGATGCCTTAAAAGCCTTTGGAGTGATGATCACTGATGAGGGTGGTGTAGCTTTTCCCTACTGTGATGCTGATGGTAAAGTTACTGCATATAAGGTAAGACATGATGCACTGAAGACTGATTGCACCATCAAAGGTGATTGGTCTAAGGCTACTTTGTTCGGCCAACATTTGTTTTCTAAGGGTGGTAAGAGCATTACCATCACTGAAGGTGAATTCGATGCTGTGGCTGTGTATCAAATGAATGGTATGAGGTATCCAGTAGTAAGCATACGCAATGGGGCACAATCAGCACTAAAGGATTGCAAAGACAACTATGAATATCTTGACTCTTTTGAAACCGTTGTTATCAGCTTTGATGCTGATGAAGTTGGTAAGCAAGCTGCTACGAAGGTAGCTGATCTATTCGGTGCTAAGGCTAAGGTAGTAAAGCACAGGCAACCGTACAAGGATGCTAACGATTATCTCAAAGATGAGATGATCAAGGAGTATATCCAGGATTGGTTTGCTGCTGAGGTCTATGTACCTGACGGGATCATCGAAGGATCAAAGCTTTGGGAAGAGATCAACACGCCAGCCATTAAAGCCTCTTGTGATTATCCCTGGCAAGGTATGAATGCGTTAACCTATGGTATCCGTAAAGGTGAACTGGTGACGTTTACAGCAGGTTCTGGACTAGGTAAATCACAGGTACTTAGAGAGATCGTATACCACATCCTATGTAAGACTGAAGACAACATTGGCCTGATGTTCTTGGAGGAGTCTACTGTTCGCACTGCTAAAGGTATCATGTCTATCCATGCGAACAAACCACTGCATCTACCTGACACAGCATACACTGATGAGGAGTTTAGAGATGCCTTTGAGCACACTCTTGGCACTAATAGGGTTTATCTTTTTGATCATTTTGGGAGTACATCAATTGACAACATTCTATCAAGAGTCAGATTCATGGCTAAAGGACTCGGATGTAGCTTTGTTGTGTTGGATCATATTAGCATTGTCGTCAGTTCTGGCGATGTCGGTGATGAACGTAAAGCATTAGATGAGATCATGACCAAGCTTAGGATGATTGTGCAGGAGACAGGCATAGCACTGTTGATTGTCAGCCATCTAAAGAGACCTGATGGTAAAGGCCATGAAGAAGGAGCAGCTACTTCACTAGGTCAGCTTAGAGGATCTGGTAGCATTGCACAGTTGTCTGACATGGTGATTGGTATGGAAAGGAATGCACAGCATGATGATGAACGTGAACGCAATACCACCAGGATTAGGGTACTCAAGAACCGTTTCAGCGGTGTCACAGGTCCAGCCTGTAACGTCTACTACAGCCACTCAACAGGAAGGTTATCAGAGGTCACACAAGATGAAGACTTATGAAGATTTGAAAGAAGATACGAAACGATTTGCTTTACAGCAGATCCGTACAGGGTCTACAATGGGTGAAGTAGTTTGTTCGTTCGAAGAGATCATTAATGAGATCAGAAAGACATCAGACTACGTAGAGGCTATGCAAGATGCTAATAGGAGACCATAATGGCTGAGGTAACTAACGTTGAAGAGCATGATGATGGTTCAGCTACACTACACTTTGATCTTACTGAGGAAGAGGTTAAGATGTTGCTTCAGTGGGGTATTAAAGAAGCAATAAAGCTTGCTTACCATGAATCAAATAAATTTGATTGGGGTTTGAAGAATGAAACAAACACTTAGGGATATGATGAGCCAGTGCTGGAACAACCGCATGGATTGTGAACTGTTTGACTTTGAGAAGTTTGCTGAGATGGTAGCCTTCCAAGCCAGTGAAGAGAGGTTAGATCGCTGTATCGAAGCCTTGGAGAGAAGAGGTTATGCTGATGCAGCAGATATCATCAGGGGAGAAGGTTAATGTGGGTAATGGATAGGTTGTTAGCTGACCATGCTGAGTTAAAGAAGAAGTATGATACACTGCTAAAAGACTATCAGAAACTGGTACACAAATATGAAGAGCTTAGTGCTGGACATCGAAACAGACATGAAACAGACTGTTATCTTCTGCGTAGTCACGAAGGATCTGACAACAAGTGAGGTTGTATGTCATACTCAAGCAAGTACACTAAAGCCTCTTATAGAGGACTACGACACAGTGATCGGACACAATCTAATCAGCTTCGACGGTTACCACCTACGGAGATTGTGGAACATTACG